GTACATATTTTATATTATTATGGAAAAAACAAATTCGAACTTCATTGATGAATTAAAACAACGCATAATTTTACACGAAGGAAAAATAAACAAATGTTATGCGGACTCATTAGGTAAATTAACTTTTGGCATTGGTCATTTAGTTACAGCCAATGACAATATTGATCCAAACAAAGAATATGACGATGATTTTATTATGGAGATATATGAAAAGGATTTTAAAAATGCATTAGAAGGCGCAACAAGATTATGCCAAGATATGAATTTACCAGATGAAAAGTTTGGTGTGTTCGTGGAAATGTGCTTCCAACTTGGAGTCAATGGAGTTTCTAAATTTAAAAATGCTTTAGCTCATGCAAAAGATCATGCGTGGGATAAATGTGCTGACGAGTTATTACAAAGTCGTTGGCATCAACAAACACCCAATCGTGCAAAAGCACTAGCGGATGTAATGAGAGGAAAATAATATGTGGACTAAATTTGTAGATTTTTGGACAGGATTAAAAAGATCAGTACAACTATTCCTTATGGGAGTTGGAGTAATTATCATTTTAATTATTTTTAACAGTATATTTTAAATCTTAAATAGTGATATGACTATCTTGGTTAAAATAAAGCTATACTAAATATATCTTTGTTTGATTCGCTGTATTTAACATCGT